TACTCCTGCGTCAGCAGTTATTGTAACATTTCCTGTAGCCAAGGTCAACGAGTTTCCAGAAGGTGTTACGTTAGTATTTATACTTACAGTAACGGCACCTAAACCTAAAGATACAGCGTTTCCTGTGACTGTGTGATTAGCATCAGCTGTAATACTTAAAGTTCCTAAACCAAGAGTAACTTGATTTGGATCTGCATTTTCTGTTACTGCATCTGCAATAATACCTACACTACCAATTGTAATAGATAAACTATTACCTACTACGGATACTTGTACATCTGAATCGGGTCCTGATGTAGCGAATGGTAATGCTGATATTGCGTCAAATCCTAAACTCATAAATAATCCTTAAAAGGAGACTGTGTGGTATGTGGTGGTGACACAGCCTCCATCTAAAGATTATATTACTTTTTAAACCAACTTGGAAGTCCTAAATGAGGTCTTCTATCATATACGTTTTGATCAGCACCTTTAGATTTTTGATCATTATAATGAAGAAAAACTTGAGCGCAGTTGTCTCCTTGAAACTCTTCTCTCCAATGTTCTAATTCCATACCTTTGTAAACCAACATATCACCAGGTTTTAAAATAATAGAAATACCTTTATTATTACTATTTACAGTAATTTTTTTACCATCAGGTATGCCTACATTTTTTTTTGGTTCTAAATGTATTGGCCAAGGATCACCTCCAAGATTTAAAGTTGTAGATATCTCACAACTAAATCTATCTTTGTGTCTTTTAAGAACATCTCCAGCTTTATAAATTCTTGCAAATGAATAAGTTGGATGTAATTTTAATCCTGTTTTCTTTTCCATCACAGGTAAAGTTCTTAACAACAAAGTTTCCATAGCTATATCTGCATAGTGAGAATATGTATCTGGAACCTGCTCATCTACCCAACCTCCCCATTCTTCTGTAAATTGAGAAATATATCTTTCATTAAATAAAGTTTTAGCAACTTGTCTTTTCATTAAAAAATAATTGTAAACAAATTCAGCTATTTGTTTTGGAACTGCCTCTTTAATTACAGTGTATTTATTTTTTTTAAAACTCATTTTTCTCCTTTGTTATATTATATTAAAGCTAATAACTATTCTTTGATTACATTTGTTTTTAATAAAATTTGAGCCGTGTAATAACCAACTTGGAAATAATAATAACGTTCCTACTTTTGGTTTAAAAGCAACCCAATCGACTGATGATTCTGTATCTTTATTAATTTTAGTAAAAGTTAACATAGGATTTGGGTTATGAAAATATGTATTAAAACTATCTTCGTCACATTGTATATATATAATTCCTGAAATTACAGACATAGGATGATTGTGTTTTTCTAAAATACTATTTTTTTTTTGAATATTAAACCACGATCCGGCGAATTTATTTTCTATCTCAAAGCCTGTTGTTTCAGAATATTTTTTTGTTACTTCTAATAAAGAGGATTGAATTAAAGGATTTAACTTACTTAAAAAATTTTGTTCTAAATAAGTTGTAGACGCATCTCCTATCAATGATAAATGTTTTTTTAAATATTTTTTATTTTGTTTTATTTTTTTTAAAATATCTTTACATTCTTGTTTATTAATAAAATTTTCTATTTCTAAAATAGATGTTGGAAATATTTTATGTACAAAATATTTTTTATTTTTTTGTATCATTTTGTTTCATACTGCTTTCTTTTGATATTGCTGTCTCAACGACTTTTATATTCCAATGTATAAATCTAAAAGGTTCTAAACCTGGATCTACTGCGTATTCGTGTGGAACATAACCTGGAAAAATAATCATTGTTCCTGGTTTAGGTCTATGGTTTACCATACTTGTACCCATTGATATTTGTTTTTCATCTTTTAATGGTAGCTTTGTCATTATTGAACCTGGTCTTGGATCGTGAAATATTGGATAAGATGTTTTCTCACTACACTTTAAAAAATAAAATCCCGATACGTGTTGGTTCCAATGTGCGTGAGTTGAATGATGTCCTCCACCTTTTTCACTAAACTCTTGAACCCAAAATTCTGTAAAATGCAAACTATGGTTTTGTAAATTAAACCCTGACCAATCTAAAAATTCATAAGATCTTTGACCTATAAATTCTACTAAATCTTTAGCTTTAGGATCATTAGAAAAACTTTCACTGTGTTTTGATAAACCAAACGTGCCAATATCTTTTTTCCATTTAGGTTCATTCTTTAATTTATCTTTTAAAAGTTTATCAGCTTTTTTAATATATTTATCAGTTACTTTAATTGCATTTTTTAAAAACATAGGTGCTTCTGCAACCCATACCGGTGTTTGAAAATAAAATGCAGATTTAAAATCTACGTGGTTTTTACTTTGTTTATTAGTTCCGCCTTGTTTAAAATCACTGTGTATCATATTATCTAAATGGATAACCTAGATTCCATATAACTAGACTATTCCTTTCTCCTTTTGTTACTGGTTTGACTCTATGCCATACAAACGAAGGAAACACAACCAAAGAGCCTTTTGGTAATATTTCAGTACAAGTTCTTAAAGCAGGTTCTTTATCAGGATCTTCACTCCTAAAATCAAACTCTAACTCTCCACCTTTGTATTCTTTTGGATCTGTCAATGTTACGGTTACAGATAATTTTCTAATCTTACCTTTTGTTGGACCTTCTTCCATATAAGGTTTATCCCAACTATCACAATGCCAATCATAATATTGACCTTTTTTATATATGGTAAACTGACAAGATTCTGAAAAATCCCAATCAAAATTCCAACCTGCGTTTTTATTAGCCATATGAATGTAAGGTTGTATTTCTTTATAAATCCATCGATCATTCATCCAAACGATATTTGAATTTCTTTTCTTTTTTAAATCTTTTAATTCTTGTTTAGTAAGAGGTTGTTTTTTTAAATCTCTATCTCTACCTAAACCACCCGTAATCGCTTGAACTTCTCTTTCTTTTTCTGCCTTACCATATTTAACAATAAGATCACAAATTCGTGGAGGTATTGCAGATTCAAAATACCAGAAATAATTAGATATATTCATAAGTAATAGTTAAAAAAATATTTAATTTTTTAGATTTATTAGGGGGTATAAAATATTTATTAGTGCTTGGAAACATAACAAATTCATTATTTTTTAATTCTATATGCCAGTCTCTACCTTTTCGCCTGTTATCATCATACTCAATAATAACTCCTGCTTTTTTATCTTCTCCTAAATCTACACCATAAATTAAAGTGTAATCTGGTGAATTTCGTAAATCTACTGGATCAACAGTATTTCTTGTAAAAGATTTTTGATTATAATCAAAAACATTTCCCCACATTAATTTAGGAACTAAAGTTCTATTATATTCAACTCTCCAATGATCTCTTACATAATCTTGTAGCCATTGTAGGGGTTGAGAAAAAGGAACTTTATAATCACTATAAGCGTAGGATCTTTTGTTGTCGGTTAATCCTTCGTCTTTAATATATGAATTTATAATGTCGTTTTTAATTTTTTGACGATCAATGTCAAAACCTTTAGGCATTTCAATTTTGCCATAATACAGGTCTATTTCAGATAATACTTTCTTTTGCATACCACCACCAGATATAAATTATGCTATTGGATCTGTCAAGTCCCAAGATTGATTAGCTTCATTCCAAACATAGTTTTGCATATTATTTGATTGTTCCTCTGTTAATTCTGGTTCATCACCTATAGGTGACTGCCATCTTGCTTCTGCTACATTTAGAACCCAACTAGCATAAGGTTTTTTATGAATAAAAAGATCGTTATCTTCATCATAAATCATACCTATACCTGCGTAGTTACCTCTTAAAGGTGTTCCGCCATTTTTGTGTTGTCCATTATATGTATTGTAAGATGTTTTTTTCCAAAGAGGCCAGCTATGAATTCTTTCCAAAAACTGTCTTCCTACTTCTTCATCTTCAACACCACTAGCATTTTGACAATCAGAATCGTTTACAACGTGAACCGCTATAACTTTATTGTTTGCTCCTAGTTTTGCGTAATGTGCCATAATGTTTCTCCTTATATCTTATTTGTTAATTCATTTCAACTATTGAAATTTATATCTTAATATTACTATACCTGAACCTCCAGTTGCACCAGCGTTATAATTACCACCACCTCCTCCACCACCTGTATTTACAGTTCCTGCTACGGATTGAAATGGTGCTGCATTTGGATTTGGATAAGGAGATTTTGCTCCACTTCCTCCTCCACCTGCTGGTGGAGCTGTTGGACCTCCTGGTCCATTTGGTACTCTATTACCACCTCCTCCACCTCCAGCAAAATATCTTGTTGAACCTACTGGACCTGAAGTGCCAAAACTTGGTGCTGTTGGTCCTATTGCAGCATCAGCTATAAAACTTCCTATACCACCTCCCTGTCCACCACATCCAGCATTACCACCAGACCCTGCTGCACCTGCACCACCACCGCCCATTCCACCATAAGCACCTGGAGGATCTGCTGCTCCAGTAACAGCTCCACCTGGATTTCCTTGAGGGGGACTAACGGGTGGTGTATTACCTGTTCCTCCTGCGCCTGGATATGGTCCACCATAATGTCGTCCACCGCCTGAACCACCACTATTTGCTGGTCCAATACCACACGCTCCTGAAACTCCTTTACCACCTCCGGCTGATGTAATTGTTGAAAAAGTTGAAACAGCTCCTGCTGTTCCTCCTGCTGGACTACTTGTAGTACCTCCTGTTCCTCCTCCTCCAACTGCTATAGGAAAAGTTGCAACAGATGCTGTTATAGCTGTTGTAGTTACCAAGGGTGACATTGTTGGTGCTGGAATTGCGTTAGTGGTACTATTAGATATTCTGAATCCACCTGCACCTCCACCACCTTGACCACCTGCAGCTACCGCTGATCCACCACCGCCACCACCGCCGGCAACTACTAAATAATCTATTACAGTTGATCCGCTAGGTTGTCCTGCGTTTGTAACTTGAAAACATCCATCACCTGTAAAAATGTGAGTTTTAAAATTTCCACAAGTTATTACAGTTCCACCTGTTGCTTCAACAAATTGATTCGCTATTACAGTAGAATCTGTATTAACGTTTAACCATCCTCTTGTTGCGTCAGCATAAATTAATGTTACTGATTGTCCTTCTGTATTTAAAGTTGCATCAAGACATAAACCAGCAATTTTTGATCCACCTCTACCAACAGTAACAGCGTTACTGTCAAAAGTATCTGCATAATCTTTAATTGCAACAATATCTCCTACTGTAGGAGAAGATGGTAAGTTAATTGTTATAGCTCCTGAAGTTGTATTTAAAAAGAATCCTTTACCACTTGTAGCGGTAACAGTGCCTGGACTATTTGTATAAATAGTAGAACACCAATTTACAGAACCAGCTCTACCAAATCCACTTTGTGTTGCACCGCAAGCTAAAGTTACTGTCGTGCCTGACTCACCTAATGTAAGTGTGCTTCCTGTTCTTTTTGTTACTGTGTTTACTTTAATTGTGCTCATAATTTTTTAACTATTAAATGTACCATCCGCTGTAAATATTCTAACTGTGTCTGAACCGCAAGTTAAAATAACATTACCACCAGAAGTTGCTGGAGTTGCATCTGACGTTGCGTGTCTAATAACTACTATACCTGATCCACCAGTTCCTCCTGCGCCATTGTGTTGTCCAGCTGCTCCACCACCAGTATTTACAGTTCCATTTTGTGCTGCAGAACTACCACCTCCTCCGACACCACCAGATCCATTAGTTCCTGGAGAAGGAGGAAAACCACCTCTACCAGAGCCACCACCTGAAAAATATCTTCCAGGACTTGGACCCGGAGTTCCATAAGATGGGGCTGCGGGTAATGAACCAAAAATTGCATTAGGAGAACCAGCTCCACCATTTCCTCCAGTATTAGCACCTAAAGGTGCACCATTCTGACCTGCGCAAGATGCGCCACCACCTCCGCCTGATCTAACATTTCCAGAAGTTACTAATGCATTACCACCAGGTTGTCCTTGAGGTGGACTTACTGGAGGAGTATTACCTGCGTGATTTGTTGAACAACCACCTGGACCTCCACCTGATCCACCTGTACCACCACCTGATCCACCTACTGCTTCTGTAACAGCCGGCTGGCCAAGTGTTGTTCCACCGCCACCACCAGCAGAGGTTATTGTTGAAAAAATTGAAGGAGTTCCTCTAATAGCATCATTTCCGGGTCCAGTTCCTGGAGCTCCTCCTCCTACAGTAATAGGAAAAGTTGTACTACCATCTACAGCAAAGTTTTTTGAACAAACTGTTCTAAAACCACCACCACCTCCACCGCCACCACCATATGTTGAACCAGCACCACCTCCAGCACCTGCTACTACTAAATATTGAACATTGTATGGAATAGTACCTGTTACAGCTGTTGTTGAATCTTGAACTGATAGCCAACCTTGTGTACCATCAACATAAATTAAAGTTACTGACTGACTTTCTGTGCTTAAATTTGCACAACCACATACTCCCTTTATTTTTGATCCATTTCTACCTACTATTACCTTGTTGGTATCCCAAGTATTTGCATAATCTTTAAATGCTACAATGTCACCTGCTGAAGGCGAACTTGGAAGTGTAACTGTAATTACTCCACCTGTTGTATTAAGAAAATATCCATTGCCTGAAGAAACTGTTAAAGGACTTGTCTTTACTGTTGTACACCAATTTACAGAGCCTGATCTTCCAAATCCTGATTGAGTTGCACCTGGTGCAAGAGATACAGTACCACCACATCTACCTAATGTTACTGTTGCACCATCAACTACAATTGTTTGACCCGAACCTGATCCAACTGTCGTTGTTGATCCACATTTTTTAATAATGTTAGAATCGTCTGAAACTTTATTTATATTATCTACTTTAATTTTACTTGTCATAATTTACCTATTGAAATTTGT